CTTTGTATCACAAAGAGATACAGGCAAAAGGTCATCAAGCGACTATCAAAGTTGAGTATGATGAAACACAGAAACAAGACAACCCAAACTACACAATGCAGAAACACGAAATGTCAAGGGACTTTAGCGATATAGCAAGAGCCAATGGCACTTACGAGGACTTTGCATTAATGACAGACGGAAGAAACTATAATTGGACTGAACATAGTCCAAGCACTTCTGATAGTGATTATGGTAAGTACCGCAAAGTTGTAGTGCATGGTAGTTGTCATTCTCGTTGTATGATGTTGGATAATGAAAGCGATTGGCTAATGCTTAAACAATTTGAGAAAGCTAAGTCAATGCTGATGAACGCACACCGAGAACTATGGAAAGAGAAATACTCACTCATAACTGACATGGCTTCTATTATTGACCAAGCTAAATTCTTGGGAGATGTAGAACAGTATTGGACTAATGTTAGAGAGTGTGTGAACTTCGAGAACTCAGACATAGGTAAAGAATTATCCATAGTAAGTGAACAGACCAAGACAAGACTATCACAAGCTATGAATAACATAAAGCTAGACGATAACGAGCCGACTGTTGCAGTTGTTAATGCGACTGCAAGTGGCTTCTCTCTAGTGAATTAAAAGTTGCGAGGCATGGTAGATTATATCTGTAAGACCTACGCAATAAAAAAATTTCCCGCTTGTTGCTTGTTGCTTGCAGCTTGGACTGATGGTGGGTTGCCCTCCGAAGAGGGCGGTGATTAGACGTCGATGAATTCTTTTGCAATGTACAACGCTAGAAGTACAAAGCAACCTAGTCCGTAGAGTGGACCAGCAGTAAATGTAAGTAGTATACTATTTATAGATAGCAGTATTATTGTTGTAATAAAAAACATATGTTATCCTTTCTGTTAATGTCCCATACTAACCCTATTCGTGACCATATGTCAAGCGAGGGGTCCCTATAAAATACAGATACCCACAAAAAAGCAGGGGGGTGTACCCAAGATGTAGTATAAGGGGTCCCAATAGATACCACATATAGCCTTGTTTTATAGATTTACACGTGCTAAATTCATTTTCACTAAAAAACAAAAGTGCCAAAAAATTATAAAAAATTTTTTTCAAATGCTAACGCCAGAACAAATAAACAACTTACCTCCTGATACAAAAAAGGAATATTTAAAAGCAGCACTGCTCCTTCAAGAAAAGAAACAAGACGAAGCAATTCGTAATGACTTTTTAGAATTTGTAAAATATATGTGGCCAGAATTTATTGAAGGCGAACACCATAAAATCATGGCAGACAAATTTAATAAAGTTGCAAGCGGCGAGATCAAAAGATTAATTATTAACATGGCACCTAGACATACAAAGTCTGAGTTTGCATCTAATTTCCTACCTGCATGGATGATTGGCAAGCAACCTAATTTAAAAATTATTCAAGCAACCAACAACGCTGAGTTAGCCGTGAGGTTTGGTCGTAAAGCCAAGTCACTAATCGACACGGAAGACTATCAAAAAATATTTAATACAAGATTACGAGAAGACTCACAAGCGGCAGGTAAATGGGAAACCGCACAAGGCGGTGAATACTATGCAGCCGGTGTTGGCGGATCAATTACAGGTCGTGGTGCGGATCTATTAATCATTGACGATCCACACTCGGAGCAAGATGCGCTGAACGTGGCTTCTTATGATAGAGTTTACGAATGGTATACATCAGGTCCACGACAACGTTTGCAACCTGGTGGTAGAATTATTGTTGTTATGACAAGGTGGAGTGTAGCTGACTTAACAGGAAAACTCCAACGAGCACAAAAAGAGCCAAAGGCAGACCAATGGGAAGTGATAGAGTTTCCAGCCATCTTGCCATCAGGTCATCCAGTTTGGCCAGGGTATTGGAAGCTCGAAGAATTAGAAGCTGTAAAAGCATCCGTTAATATACAAAAATGGAACGCACAATACCAGCAAAATCCCACAGCTGCAGAAGGGTCAATAATCAAAAGAGAGTGGTGGATGCTTTGGGAGAAAGACGAGTTGCCACCATTAATGCACGTGATCCAATCTTATGACACCGCGTTTATGAAGAAAGAAACCGCTGACTACAGCGCCATATCTACCTGGGGCGTATTTAGACCAAGCGAGGACGATGGACCGAGGCTTATTCTTCTTGACGTAGTTAAGGATAGATACGAGTTTCCAGAGCTAAGACGAATAGCAAAAGAGCAATACGACTACTGGAAGCCAGAAACGGTGATCGTGGAAGCAAAAGCGTCAGGACTGCCATTAACCTACGAAATGCGTAAACTGGGCATACCGGTTATTAACTTTACACCAAGCAAGGGAAATGATAAACATACTAGAGTAAACTCGGTAGCGCCGTTATTTGAGTCAGGAATGATTTGGGCACCAGACCGAAAGTTTACCGAAGAAATGATTGAGGAATGCGCTGCATTTCCACTGGGGGAACATGATGACCTTGTGGATAGTATGACTCAAGCAGTAATGAGGTTTAGGCAAGGTGGCTTTATAGATCATCCAGAAGATTACGAGGATGAAGAGTTACCAGAACAGCAAAGGACGTACTATTAATGGCCAAGAAAAAAGGATTAGGTAACTTATTTAAAAAGTTTTTCGGCGTTGCTGATGACGTACCAACTACTGTTGATCCTGATAAAATAAAAAAGATTGACGATTTTACATCAGGGTATGACGAAACTACACAACCAGGTGAGTTTAAAAAAGGTCCAGAAGTTATAGACCAAGACGGTAATACGGTAGTTCAAGAATACAGTTACAAACCAGAGTCATTTACAGAAATGCAAATGCGAGAAGGCAGAGGAGCCTTTTCTGAGTCAGCTTTGCGACAATCTTATATTGATGGTAAAGCAGCAGACTATATGTCGTTTGACGAATACGTTATGCAACAACGTAACATAACTCTAGATCAGTTAGAAGCAGAACGAGCTGCAGGAGCAAAGTCGGCAAATGAAAGTAAAGAAAGAGCAAAAGAAATTATAGCAACGGAATCTCCGCCTGATGAATTTTTTGGTGATCCAGATGTTGACGTATCTAGTGGCAGTCCTACTTCTAAAAATTTTATTAAACGAGTAGTAGAAGCATCCAATAGATCAGATGAAGAAGTTAGACAAGCTATTGTTGATATGGCTAATGAAGGTTACGAACCAGGTAGTCCTAAACGAATGACTGTTGACGAGGATGCGAGGATAGAGGCTTATCTTGAAAACAAACTTATGTACAACACTAACGATATGGAAGAGTTTGTTGATGAATTTTTTGAAGCGTTAAGTAATGTTGAGGTTGATGCAATCCCTTCTCCTAATATATCACCACAACAAAGGGTACTTGCTGACGTAGAAGACGAACTCATGAAAGAAAGTTCAAAAGTGAGTGGTCAATTAGCAACAATAAGAACACAAACAAAAGAAATTAAATCTCAGTTAGACCAAATGGGATTAGATACCAGCAATATTGATTTTGACATTCTTGAAAACTCAAATGATATGGCCTTGGTTGAAAAAGAATCTAATAAACTAAAAGAGGTATTGGATTCTATGTTAGGTGGTTCTATGGAAGACTTAACTAAAAGCGGTAATCTTGGAAAAGCTATGGAGTCTATATCAGAGCAAGCAAAAGCAGATATGCTCCGAGGACAAGAACTATTAGAGCAAGTTAAGACACCAGGCGAAGGTCAAGAAATAATGGAGAAGATGGAACAAATACAAAAAGCATATCAAGAAGCCATGCAAACAGGAGTTTATAAATCACCTTTTGACACTAAAAGAACATTAAATGCAGAAGGTGGACGTATTGGTTTTGCAGAAGGTGGTGGCGGACCAAAGATAGGTCGACGTGGATTTTTAGGATTATTAGGCGCAGGTGCTGCAAGTCTAATGTTGCCTTTTAGAGCAGCCGATAAAGTAGCACCGGTAGTTACTAAAGCAATTAAACCAGCTGCAGGTATGCCGGATTGGTTTCCATTACTTGTAAATAGAATTAGAACTAAAGGTAAAGTTAAAAGAGAACCAGGTTATGCAGAGTTTACTTCTGGTGGTGATACTGAAAAAGTTTATCAGTTAGACGATTATATTGTGTATGAAGATATGGCTACAGGTAAGATTACAGTAACTGGTAGGGGAGCTGATTACCAGCAAGTTTCTATGGAATACACACCAGGACAAAACTTCGTTATGACAGATAAGTCTGGCAAAAAAGGAGTAATGACAGAAGAACCAACTTTTGAAGCAGGAGAATACGCAAAGGGCGATCCGTACGATTATGAAAATTTTGGTGGTTACGATGATTTAAAAGGAGATGTTTCTAACTGGGAAAATTTTGCAACTGGTGGTAAAAAGATAGACAAGCAAAAGTCTGTAATAGACGATTTTATAAAAAACCAAACAGACCCAAATATCGTAGACGATATGGCTAAAGGTGGTAGAGTAGGAATGGCGCAAGGCGGCATAGCCTCTAAATTTAAGGAGAGAGTAAATTATGGTAATTGATAAATCAATAACAACGCAGAGGCCTAGGAAAACAGTTTCTATTAAAGGTCCACAAGCCCAGTCTCAAGCGACAATGGAATTGTTGCAACAGCAACAAAACCAACAACAGCCGATCGAAGTTACACAAACAGAGGATGGTGGAGCGGAGATTAATTTTGATCCACAAGCATTAAATGCATCAATTGGACCACAAGGCCATAATGAAAATTTATCTAATTTATTAGACGATGATATTATAGAAGAAGTTAGTAATGACTTAATAAAAATTTACGAAGACTGTAAAGCATCAAGACAAGACTGGGAAAACACATACACAAAAGGTATGGACCTTCTTGGTTTTAAATATGAAGATCGAGCAGAACCTTTTAGAGGCGCAAGTGGTGCAACACACCCGGTACTTGCAGAAGCTGTAACACAATTCCAGGCGCTCGCTTATAAAGAATTGTTGCCCGCAGATGGACCCGTAAGAACACAGATTATCGGAGCGATGACCCCGGATAGAGAAGCACAAGCAGATAGAGTTAAAGATTTTATGAACTATCAGCTTATGACTGAGATGAAAGAATACGAACCTGAGTTTGATCAGATGTTATTTAATCTACCACTGTCAGGTTCTACATTTAAAAAAGTTTATTACGATCAGTTACTAGGTCGTTGTGTATCTAAGTTTGTACCTGCAGAAGATTTATACGTTCCATACACTGCTACAAGTTTAGACGACACAGAAACAATAATTCACAAAATAAAAATGACAGGTAATGATTTATTAAAAAATCAACTTAGTGGTTTTTACAGTGATGTACAAATAGAAGAAGATTACAACGCAGATGAAGTTACAGAAAAGAAAGATGAGTTGGGTGGTGTTGATCCGCACAATGATGAAATTTATTCTGTACTAGAGTTTCACACAAATTTAGATTTACCAGGTTTTGAAGAGATGGACGAACAAGGTGAACCTTCTGGTGTTAAAGTTCCATACATAGTTTCTATTGATGAAGGCTCAGGAAAAGTTTTATCAATTAGAAGAAACTACGAACAACAAGACCAAGCTAAAAAAAGAAAAGATTATTTCGTACACTTTAAATTCCTACCAGGACTAGGCTTCTATGGATTCGGTTTAATTCATATGATCGGCGGATTGTCTCGAACTGCAACTGCAGCATTGAGACAACTTTTAGACGCTGGCACCTTGGCTAATTTACCGGCCGGGTTCAAGATGCGAGGCATCAGAGTACGTGACGAAGCTCAACCGTTGCAGCCGGGAGAGTTCCGAGACGTTGATGCACCTGGTGGAAACTTAAATGATGCGTTCATGCCTTTACCGTTCAAAGGACCCAATGCGACGTTGCTTCAGCTTATGGACTTTGTAGTTCAATCTGGGCAACGTTTTGCAAGTATTGCAGATATGCAGGTCGGTGACGGAAATCAAAGTGCAGCAGTAGGTACGACAGTTGCATTATTGGAGCGTGGCTCTAGGGTTATGTCTGCTATTCACAAAAGATTATATCAATCTATGAAATGTGAGTTCATGCTATTATCAGATGCGTTTGCAACTTACCTACCACCGGTTTATCCGTATGATATTATTGGTGCTAGAAAAGAAATCAAACAAATGGATTTTAATGAGAGAATAGATATTATTCCTGTAGCTGATCCAAACATTTTTTCACAAACACAAAGAATTACAGTTGCACAAAGTGCGTTGCAGTTAGCAATGTCAAACCCAAAAATGCACAATATGCACGAAGCTTATAGAAACATGTACGAGGCGTTAGGGGTCAAGAATATTAACGTAATATTACCACCACCTCAAAAACCGGCTCCAATGGACCCTGCTATGGAAAATATTATGGCAATGACTGGAAAACCGTTCAAAGCGTTTCCAGGACAAGATCACCAAGCACATATGGACGCTCATTTGACGTTTATGGGCACCTTTATGGCAAGAAATAACCCTCAAGCACTCGCTTTATTGTCAAAAAACTGCATGGAACACATTGCATTGATGGCTCAAGAGCAAGTTCAACTAGAATTTGCCGAAGAATTAGCCCAAATACAACAAATGGGCATGCAGATGCAACAAATGCAACAGCAAATGGGGCAAATGGGCCCTCAAGCACAACAAAATCCGCAATTACAGCAAATGCAACAGCAAATGAAGCAAGAAACTGACCGAATTGAGGCAAGAAAGTCACAATTGATAGCACAATTGACTACTGACTACCTAGAAGAAGAGAAAAAAGTGCTAAATCAGCTTGATAGTGACCCATTACTAAAATTAAAGTCTGATGAAAACCAAATTAAGGCTGCAGAACAGCAAAGAAAAGAAAAAGAAGGCGAAGAAAAGGCCAATATGGAAACTCTAAAACTAATTAGAGGTGGTCAAGAGTTTGATGCTAAATTACAGCAAGATGACGACCACGCTAAGCTTAGAGCGTCTATTTCACTTGCAAAAGACGGTATAAAACAGATGAAAGCGACGGTTGTAGATGAATAATCCACTAGAACTTTTATTAAGAAAACAAAAAATGGCTCAAGGTGGCCGTATAGGTTTCTTTGGTGGTGGCGGAGCTGACATGGGTGATCCAGACAGAGCGGGAGAAAGAGAAGCTAGAGGCTACGGGGCAGAAGGTAGTGGTAGTGGTGGTTATAATAACAATTCAGGTAATACCAGTAATAATGGTGGTGGTTCACACGGAGGAAATGATCCACAGTCAATAAGTGCTCAACAAATGATGAGTGCTGAACCTGATGACTACGGAGGCTTTAACCCAAATATTGGTGGTGGCGGACCAAATCAACAACCTGCACCTACACTTAATTTTAATATTCATGAGGATCAGACAATAACTCCCACAGTTGATGTTACTCCCGAGGTAAAAGAAGAAAGTTTTTTAGATAAAATTTTTGGAAAAATGTTTACAAAAAAGACAGCAAAACAAAACTTTGTAGATAAAGTTAGTCAGAATCCTAGACTATCAAAGTTTGTTAAAGACACATACGGCATAGAAAGTCTTGATGACATAACCGAGGCACAAGTAAATGAAATAAATGATCTTAACAATCTGTCTTTTGATGAAATAAAAGACTATGTTTCAGAC